CCTTCATTGCTAAACACATCGATAGCTTTCAAGCCTGCACCCCACTCTTTCCAGTCGGTATTAGCATCTGGAATTGATAGCTGTTGTGCTGAGTATAGCTCAACCATAAGGCAAGCCCATGACTCAAAGGTGTGATACCTAGGATCATAAACCTGTGCAACGTTAAGTAAATTAGCCATAAGGTCTTGAATCTCCAACATCAGCATCCAACAAGACTTTACCTACTTGGTAATTACCGCCTGCCACGTTGGAAACAAATTTTAGTCGCAACTCACGACGTTGCTCACGCATGTCAATCTTGCCGGTGCTAGAGCTAAATGTGTAAGGCCCTGTTGTCTCATCTGTAATTTGTGCAAATGGTCGACCGGTAACATACAAATCCATGTCGCCTGATTGAATAAAGTCAGGCTCTACACGCTCTAGTCTTAACCATCTATTCTCACCAATAGGGCTAGGCTGCGAAGGCCCGCCTGAAACAAGACCTAGGTCATTAGTTTCAAAGTATGACTCGATGGCTGTGGAAAGCGCGCCACTAACTTTATCAGTGCCAATCTCATTTTGGTACAACGACACAAAGCTCATTAGCGTGTTAACTGTTAAAATAAATCCTGCGCCACCTGCAATCACTGCAGATAAAGTATTACCAACAGCATAGTTAATACCATGCCCGTTAATCACAACTGATGTAACAACATTTCCAGCAACAGTAATATTAGCCGTAGCACCAGTTCCGGCACCGCCTGTTAATGGCGTGTTGTTATAGGTGCCATTGGTGTAAGCAGATCCTGCGTTGGTAATAGTGGCAGTTAAGATACCGCCGGTTGCATTAACATTCCAGTCAGATGAAACTGGAAACTGGAAGATTTGAGAGAAGAAGCCTGCAGATCGTTGCGCGCCTACGGCAAAACCTGCGTCATACCATACATTTTCACGTGTGTTGTAGATGACAGCATTGTTGCACTCGGTGGCATTGCCTGACGGATAAAACCACCAGATCTCGCCAAAACGTGGAACCTTAGTTACCCAAACTTTTTCACGTTGGTCGTAGTTCAGATTATCAAAGAAGTAATTCTGGTTAAAAGTATTAGGGATTTCTTTTACAACGCCGTTGTAAAGCAAGAACCGGTCAACGCCACACCAATAATACACACCGTCATATTCAATTACCGACTGGCTTGAAAGAATAGATGACTGGCTCGAGATTAAGTCATATCGCCAAAACTGCGGAGGTGAGCCTGCGCCACCAATATAAGACACTCGAATTAAAGAATCCAAGCTCCAAAAGAGGCCCGATGGCGCATTTGATCCACCACGTACAGGTAATCCTTGGACAATCTTGCCGGTGGCCACTGAGACCTCGTTGGCATCAGCAGACACCCAATCATTCACATTTCCAGCTGAGCAATTCTTAATTAGACCATCGTTGCCATAGACAAACACGTAAGGGTGCAAAGTAACTACACCGCCAGACACTGAGACTTGATTGTCAAATGTTAACGTAATGCTAGAGCCGTTAGCTGTTGCAGGTGCTGAAATAATTAACGTGGTGGATGCAATTGATACCACAGTGGCGCCAGCCGGTATGCCTGTGCCTGTTACCAACTGACCTGCTCCAATTTGCGTATTGACAGCAGACATTGTAATAGAGGCTGATCCACTAGTAATAGTGGCAGCAACTGCTGTAAATACACCAATTGGGCTTAAACTTGTGCCTGTAATAGTGCCACCAAGCACGGGAGTGTTGACGTTGTTGTCAATCAGTGTAAGGTTTTGCCCAGGGTGCGCAAGCAATAAGTTATTGCCTGAGCCGGTGCCGTCAAAAAACGTATCAAACTGCCATAGGTTATTGGCGTTGGCCGTAAACCCTGACAAAGTCATATCAGTAATGCCTGAGCCAATACCACTATTGCTAATTGGCAGCACTTGCAAACCGCCTGAATAGCCATTAAAAACGTTGTTAAAGCTTTGTTGCGGGTTCAAATAAATGCCACGACTTGGACCTGCCAAGTCATTCACAATCTCTCTGTAACCACCTATCTTACGTGGACGGCCGCGCTGAAACCTTACCCAGCGGCCGTCAGTATAAGCGTCAGCATCAAAGGTGGTGCCATCACGCTGTATTCCGGGCTTTGTATCTAAGGCAAAAACCTTTTTAGTCATGTAAAGGTGCCTCCAGCAATGCCGGTGGTAAACGTACCAGTTGTACCAGAAACAGTAGATGAAAACGTACCAGTTGTACCAGAAACAGCGCCTGAAGCAGCTACAGCGCCTGTAACAGCCACGCCTGCAGCTGTTGCTTTAAGTCTTTGTGTGCCAAGTACAGATACGCCAAACTCACCAGCAGCAGGGCGGTACACGCCGGTGCCAGTTTCAGCAGCAAAGTTAAGTGATGGAGTGCCAACTGTGCCATCCAAAAGACTGACAGTTGAGGCGCCTGCCTGCGTTGTATTGGCGTTTAAGAAGTTAACGCTATCGCAAATCAAAGTAGCTTGCTGCCCAGGCGGAATAGTCGCGGAAAAGCCTAACCCTGTTGTGACAGTAAGGCTAAAGCCATTGTCAGTTGTTTGATTTGAGATAACGTACAGGTTAACAATTGGAGGAAACGTTACGGTTACGTTGCTGGTTAGACTACCAACGTACTCTTGAATGTTATTTGCCGCTTCATTGTTGGTCAGCAAAACAGCGCCGCCTGTGACACTCTTTGTAAGTGCGGTAAACACAAAAGATGTACTTACACCATAGCCAATGGTTACATACGCTATGCCTGTGCAAACAATAAACGCAGACTCTGTGGGGTTGAAAGTCTTAGAGCTATTGCCATCAATCAATTCTGCACCAGTACATGAGATTGTGAAGGATCCTGTACCGTTGTTCTTGAAAAGGGTGAACCAATTGTTGCCAAGCGTTGCCGCGGCTGGGAGGGTTGCTGTACCAGATCCGCCAGCCCATACACGGGTCTGAGCTCGATCTGTGGCGGCAAAGGTAGTGCCTGTTGTAATTGCTGCTGATGGGTGGCTTTGGTTTAATGTTGCGCCACTTGCAACTAGTCCATAACCCGCTAATGTTGCAGCATCCGCGCTGGAAGTACCAGTTCCAAAGGCAATTATGCCCCAAGTGCCTTGGCTGGTTGCATTAGTTGTTATATAGATATACTTGGATTCTCCAGCAGCCACTGAGACGATGGTATTTGTGCCTGCGTAATCCTTAACAGTGAAGGTATTGGCGCCAATGTTGCGAATTAACGCGTCATTGCCAACTGATGTCTGATCGGCCGGTGGCATATACATGCTCAAACCTGCAGTGCTGGCTGTCACCTGCATAATACGCGCAGCGTAATCAGCATTGGTCGTGCTGTTGGAAGGCCAGTTTAATTGCGTGTTGGCAGTTAGCGTGACGGCGCGGTAGCTAACGTCCGTCGGCTGAATGACGTCACCGGTGAATGGGCTTACATAGCTCATGAATCCACCGCTATGGCTTGACGATCCGCAATACGAAGCTTATCTTCAGCCATCAATGTTTGCATGATCAAATCATAATTTTGTTGCCACATTGGCATACGCTCATCATTCTTGAGGAATGGCATGGCCTGCATGAGGGACCCGTAGAGCAAAGCTTGTGGCGCGTAAATAGTAAACCAATTGGTTTGGTTTGATGAATCCAGAGGCTGTACTCGTTCATAATAGAGTACCTCAAACGCGTAGTTTGCGTTTGGCGTTGGCGCTATCAACCAATTGGAGTAGTCGTAGTCGCAGTAGTACAAAGGCACATCAGTGGCTGTTGAATCCGGCCAGTAATTGCGAAGGTACTCATACTTACGAAGCAATACGGGTTGGCGTTCACCACTCACTGTTACGTTCATTGACACAGTCTTATGCCACCTTGCAGGCTTGGCAATAACGCCATTGCCTAATACCATGTTGCTTGTGTTGACCGTTAAGTTGCCAAGGAACTTAATCTGGCTAGCAATGATCTGCTCCGCCAGCATGATGAAGAGTGGAATCTTCGCAATGGTGGCGGCGTCAGTACGCTCCAGATAAGACTGGATGTTCTCCACCAAGGAGTCATAGGTCATTACTGCGGCAGTTGCCATGCTTACTTGCTCCGCTTCCTAGCCATAGCCATATTGTCAACCAAATTAGGATAGGGTCGGCCTGCTGCTTTGGCTCTTGCTTTTGCTGCCGACTTTTTCTGCGGCGTAAGAGGCTTAGGCTTACCTAATGATTTTGGCCGTTGTTTTTCCCAAACAGGCTTACTTGATGCCATTTTAATCACCTCTTAAAAATAAAGATATAGAATTTTCATGATAGAAACAAAGCTCTTTCGTCAATTCGGCGCTTTTGCAAGCCCTTCAAAACTTTCCCGCCAGCCATGCAATACTTTAAGAGCTCTTCGGCAGCGCCTTCTTTATCGCCTCTAAGCAGTTTTTGGCGAAGCGTAGAACGCTGTAGTGTCCCAAGACCCACGTTAAAAGCAAAGCTAACAAGGCCATCAAACATGCCTTGTGTAAGAGGGACAGGACAGTAAGTATGCACCCCACGCTCGAATCGTTGCAAATCATCTCGTAAAATAGCATCTACTTCTTCTTTTGAAAACTGTCGATTATCTTCTTGGTGAAGTTGATAACCGCCTCTTTGATCAATTGGCATCTTGCCTTGAACAGGGTAAAGTACATGTCCGACTCCTATAGTCCATAGTTTTGCTGGGCATTGGTATGGTTTGTATCTTACACCTTCGTGGTGCTTGATCATATCAATGGTCTTGGTGGAGACGTTCATTTCCCGAAAGCCCTACCGCCAAAGTGGAATGCAATAATGCTTGCAAACAAAGCTTGAGTATCAGAGTCCCAAAGCATCTGCGCCAACTCAACAAATGTAACACCGTTGTGCCAGCCGTAGACAAACAAGCCAACATCAACAAAGACTAACAGAAAAAAGAAACCATAAGTAATAACTGGCCGCACCGAAGCACGTAGATTCTTCATCCACCGGCTTGTGCCTTCATTCAATGATGTATCATGCTCGTAGATTGCTTGCATCTCAGCCTGCTGCGCGCCAATTAAAACTTGCTGCGTATTAGCAGCGCTTTCTGTTGCCAGCTGCTCTGACCTAATATGCTCTATGCGTTCCATGGCTTCAAAGCCAGCTTTACGTAGCTCAAGTTCACGTTCAATCTGTAAACGTGCTAATGCCAGTTCATGTAATTTGTCAGACTTGTCTTGGAAGAAGTCCAACAGTTTAGGCAAACCGCCCATAAGAAACGAGATTAAAGTTGAGAGTAACGTTAGCATTTGCCATCCTTTTTAGAGTCGTCATTTTGCATGAGTTTGATACCAGACAGGAACCCAATCATGCCGCCGATAAGAGTAGAAAAAGCGGGTGAAATCATTTTGAAAATCTCTGCATTGTCCACTTCTTTTGCCCACAAACCCAACATAAAGCTGACCACCATGGCCAATACGGAGATGCATAGGGTTGTGCTTACCATGAGGGTGACCCACAGCGTCAGCTTTTCCTTTGTTTCCATCTGCGGCTTTTTGACCGGTTTGGGTATGGGCTTTCTGGTCATACAAGTTTGTCAATCTCGCGTTTAAGGTTTGTGATGTCAATGTTCAGCGTTATCTGTCGCATCCTGTATTCATAAATCTCATACTCGTATTGGTGAAACTTCTTCACCGTATTGTCAATCTGCACCTGCAAAGCGTATTCAGCGTTCTGCTTTTCCACCCTCTTTATGAACAGTTCCTGTTGCACCATCGCTTGAGGCTGGACGACTGGATACCACTTGTCGTAACTGATCTTCATTTCTTTTCACGTTTAAGCGCCTCTTCATAACCACGCAAAATTAAAGATCGAGCTTCTGCCGAATCTGCTGTGCCAGCCCACATAGGAAGGTTGTTCCAAATGACCACATAGTCGTCTGGCTTGCAATACTGTGCATTGTTTTTTAACCATGCAACCATTTGCTGATGGCGCTCGGATGGGTTGTGGATTGTGTAACCTATGCCGTAGAACTCGCGTACGTGACAGCCGTTCTTGGCTACGGCTCCAACTAGCCCTAACAGCAGTAAAAATATGAGCCAACGCATTTACCATATCCCAGCCCATGCAATTACGTAAGAGCAAAATATTACGAAGCAGAAGATTGCGGCGAAGGCTACGATAGCTTCCACCCAATCCCACATGCTATAGCCCCAAGATCTTTTTGACGAGCTCCCCAGCGACGCCCGGCCCGAACAGCACACAGACGATCACCCCATACAAGAGGTACTCAATCTTCGTCATGCGCTTGTCCCCATCGCGCAAAGAACGATCTATGCTGTTGTATCGTTCAAGGCAAACAGCTTCGTGCACGGCAAGTTTGGTCTCAGTTGCCTGATCCATCTTCAACCTTGGGAGCTTCTGGAGGCTTTGCCGCATCCTGCATCGCTTGGATCAGTTGAAAGACTTCTTGGTAGGGGCGTGTGCCCAAGTAACCAATGATCTGGTTTGCTGTTTCAATTGGCAGTTGCAAGGTCATTCTGTTGGCTCCACGGGTGTAGGTTCTACAGGTGTTGGTTCAACATAGGTTGGGTCTTCTTCAACCTGTTGGGTGGATTCGTTCCACAAATGTTTGCCGTGTATCAAGTTAATTTCAATTGGCGCAAGTTCAATATAAGTTAAATCAGCCGCTTGATCGGCAGACAGTTTATTGTCTTTTATATAAATATTAAACCACGTCTGAGCATCAGTTCGGACGGTGGAGCCATCGTTTCTGTAATGCACAATGTGTTTTGTAGATTTCTTATAAATAATCATGAACATGATTTTTCCTTTTAAGATTCTGTAACAGTTGTGAATGAATAAGCTATAGTGATGGCTAAGCCATTATTGTCAAACCAAGATAACGAGACTGAATCAGATGGCCCTATCCAGAAGTTACTTGCCGCAAATGAAGGAGTTACTGCTACAGATGAAACTCGCATAGCCTGCAAGAGAGCTGGATAATTTCCAGAAACATTACCAAACACGCTGTTTGAACTGTTGCTAGTTACACTAGGTATACCTCCTGAATGTTGTCCACCAAAATTTCCTGAGTTATTAGCCCAAGCGGCAACTACACCCGCCCCGCCACTGGAGGAGGTGTGATATAAATTACAATTAGGCGACCCATAGGTACCACCCCCAGTAGTATAAAACGCTACCCAGTTTAAAATTACCCTAGTGGCTGTGCCGCCACTTTGCGTAAACAAAGTTACTGAACTACCACTTGTACATGTGGTTGTGCCTCGTACCATTGCAATTGTTTGTG